TCCGCTCCAGCTCCCGCTGGAGTCGCTCCTTCTCCTTCTCCAGCTCCCGCAGACGAGCCTCCAGGTCAGTCCCACCCTCCTGGGGTGTTCCCTGCTGGGGCTCAGCCGGGGCCCCCTCCTGGGGGGCCGGTTCCTGGTTCAGCACGTCCTCTGGCATAGCGTTCCTCCCACGGGCACCGCCTGGGTGCCTGGTTGGGCCTAGGTGGGGTTAGGGGTTAGTCCTCGTCCTTGTCCTTGCAGTGCTCGGCGTAGAGTTTCTTCGCCTTTTCCAAAACGCTTTCGTAGCCGTGTATGGCGGCCAACCGAATCGCGTCCCGGAGGTCGGCGCAGGAATACTCCCAGCGGCCGTCCCTGAGCCGCTTCACCGGGAACTTCTTTTCCCGGGGGAGGAGGTAGACGCTGTCCGGGATGTCCAGCTCCTCCCGTTTGTAAATCGGCACGTTCGCTGGGACAGAAGGTTTATCGGCCACGGCTCACCCTCCTTCCGAACACGTCCTTCCAGGTGGCGGCCGGGGTGTAGATGACGGCGTGGCCGCAGTTTATCCACTCCGCCGGGTCGGGAACGCTGTCCCAGTCGTGGGGCGCATCCACCCGCTGGCCAGCGTTCGGGCCACCGGGAAGGGTGAACGGCACGTTCTCCGGGATGGTCTGGCCCTCGAGGGCCACGTGCCAGTCGCGGGGTTCCCGCACCGGGTAGACCCGCAGCCACGTCTTCCACCGGGCCTCTCCCTCCCGGGCCGCCACCTCGGCACCCTCACTCCACCCCCGCCGGGTGGCCACGTCCGCCACCAGTCGCACGTAGAGCCGGGGGGACACGGAGGGTTCGCCAGCGCCGTAGACGGCGGAAACCCGGGCCACCACATCGTTGGAAAACGCTATGGCCCGCTCCACCAGCTCACCCTGGACGGCGGGCGGAGGAAGTCCGGGGAGGTCTAGCCAGGTGGCGTGGAGGGCCCACGCCCTGAGTTCAGCCCCTAGAAACCCGCTCATGGCCCACTGGCGCAGGGCGGTGAACTCACCCCGCCGGACCATCTCCCGTAGCCGCTCGGCGACTTCACGCCGCCCCCGGCGCTCCATGCGCCCGATGGCCCGGTCCAGGATGCGCCCCAGTCTCTCCAGAGTCATTCGCTACCTCCGAGGAGCCGGGCCACCACCTCAGGGGTGGCGAGGCCCTGCTGGTTCTGCACCCACTCCCGCAGCTCCTCATCACTCCAGCCCGGGACGTGGGACTGGGCCACCCGGGCGGCCACGGAGAGGGGGATGATGCCCTCGCGGTAGAGATTCACGACCTGACTCAGGATTTCACCGCTCCTACCCATGTCGTGCGGGATGACCTCTACATCCACCGGGTCGGCCCCGATGGCCCGGGCGTAGTCCCGAGCGGCGGCGGAGAGGACGTGGGAGAGTTTCCTGGCGTAGTAGTTGTTGATTTGGACGAATTTCCGGTTGGCCTCCCGCAGCGCCTCCCCGCTCGGGGTCTGCATCCCGAGGGAGCCGCCGGGAAGGGAAAAGAACTCCCGAATGGACTCCAGGTTCTGGCGAAGTAGCTCGTAGAGCCCGGCCAGGGCATCGGGGTAGACGTACCGGAACTCTCCCTGCCCCGTGGGGAAGGCCAGAACCTGACCCGGCCCCCAGTCCCTCGGAATCTCGGCCTGGCCTATGACCACCGGCACGGGGTAGCCGTGGAGTTCGGCCACCCGGTGAATGCGGAGCTGGATGGCGTAGTTCGCCCGGAGGAGGTTCACGCCCTGGCGCATCTCCGAGATGGGGAGCCCGTCTGCCCCCCGATACGCGATGGCGATGTGCGGCATGTAGTCCACGGCCGTCTCCGAGGCAGGGGGACGGGAGAACGCGTCCCTGGGATCGGTGAGGTCTACCCACTCCCTGAGCACCCGGTCCTGGAAGTCGTAGATGCGGACTCGCCACGGCCTGGTGCGGCGCTCGTCGTTCGTCTGCCAGGCCTGGAGGAGTCCGATGATGACCTCCACGTCGTCGGGGTCCAGCAGGGGCTCCAGGTAACCGCCGAGCCGGGCCACAGCCACCTCCTCCCCGCGCCGCACCACGCCGTAGGCCGTGAGGCCGGTGACGAACATCTGGACGAACCCACCGGCGGCCAGGTCGTAGAGGTCTAGCTGTTGGAGCCGCTGGTCCAGCTGTTTCCCACCCCGCCCAGCATCGGACCACGTCACGTCCGAGATGGCCCCGGATAGCCGGGTGCGAAGGACCTGGGGACCCACGGGGTAGACGAGCCGGATGAGCCGCTGGTAAGCGATGGCCGCCTCGTCTGACCTCGGGGGCGGCCCCACATCACCGGGTGCCGGAGTCCAGGTACCGACGGCCATGTCCCAGAGCGTGGCCTCCTGCTGGGCCCGGCCGGCGATGTCCAGGGCCTCACGCATCCGCAATAGTGGAATGGAGAGCATGCCAAATCCTCATGAGGGCGGGACGGGCCAGGGCGTACTGGACGGTGGAGGGACGCTCGGCCCAGAGGAAGGAGGCCAGGTCCCGGGCCTCCTGGCTACGCTCGTGCGGGGGGCGGTCTACCTCCAGGGCCTCCCGTAGAAGGGTTCGTACCACCTCCCACGGGTACCAGCGGCCGCCGATGCGGATGGCATAGGAAAACCCCCGCCCGGTCAGAGGGCGGGGGGACTCGGAACCGTGGGAAGGGCGTGGAGGTCCTATTTCACGGAGCCTGCTCCTCAGGGCTCCGTAGAGGAGGAGGGCGGGGTCAGCTCCTCGGGTAGCTCTACGGTCCGCCACGTAGCGCCGCAGCGCCTGCACCAGTACCGCCGTGTCAGTATCCAGTCTGGCCACGTTCCCTCCAGGGACACCCGGTGCGTGGAATACTCCTCCCCCCCGCACGCCGGGCAGGTGACTCTACGGAGTTTCCCCGATTCTAGGTGCATACTATCACACCGGGCGCTATAGCGCAACTCACCACCCCAACCTCTTCAACCCCGGCGGCACAGCCGCCCCCCTCGCCCCCCAAAGGGCCAGGGCCAGGGCCATCACGGTGTCGTCATGGCCGCCGGGAGGGTGCTCGTAGCTCACGCCGTACGCCGTTTGTCTGGCCTGGAGGGCCCGCAACTCAGACAGCAGGACCGGGTGGGGGTAGAGGAGGAGCCGCTCCTCGGCCAGGGATAGCCGCAGCTCCTGGATGAGCGGGGGTTTGCTCTGGGCGGTGAACCGGTAGGGGTGCGTCCTCGGCCAGCTCATGCGGATGCGCTCATAGATGGGGTCCCCCACGCCCGTGGAGTCTACCACCAGCCGGGCCCCATACGCCGTCACCACCTGGAGGACCCGCTGCACGGTCTCCTCCCAGGTAGACTGCCAGCGTTCTATTCTCACCAGCCGGTAGGGCTCCTCATTTACCTCCGTCACGTCCAGGACCGCCAGCGCCGTCCAGTCCTGGAGCCGGGCCAGGTCCAGGCCGGCCACGTAGACCCTCCCGGGCCGGGGGTCCTCGGGGCCGGGGAGGCGGACGGCGGCGTGGACGGCCTCAGGGTCTATGGCCCCGCCCTGGCCCACGAACTCCGCCAGGTACTCCTGCATGAACGCCAGCTCTCCCAGCGCCCGGCGCTCCGCCTCCAGAAACGCCGGGTCGTAGCGGCCGATGTCGTGGGCCGTCACCTTCACCCTGGCCCAGTCCTCCGACTCGGAAACCCACTCCCTCCAGAACCAGCCCCTGGTGCCGGCCGGGGTGGAGAGGGCGAGAATCGTTCCCCGCGTCATCGCCACCATGGGCCGCACGGCGATGTAGAGGTCCTCGGCCACATAGGCGGCCTCGTCCAGGACCACCAGGTGGGCGCTGTAGCCCCGCACGCCTTCGGGGTTCTCGGGGAGCGCTATCACCCTCCCCCCGCCCTTCAGCTCCAGGTAGGTTCTTCCCTCGGCCTCCAGGGGCACCCCGGCCAGCCGAGCTAGGGACCGCACCCGGAGGGCCAGCTCGGTAGACTGGCGCTCCGTAGGAGAGGCTATGAGCACCGTGCCCCCGGTCATGAGGGCCGTCCTTAGAGCTACCACCGCCGCCGTGGTGGATTTCCCGGCCTGGCGTGCGGTGAGGACCAGGGTGTTGCGGCGGGTGGCCAGGCGGGCCACCTGGAGCTGCCAGGGGTCGGGGTCTATCCCCAGCAGACTGAACCCCACCCTCGGAGAGACGATGAGGGCAGGGCTGCGGTCTCGTGGTGCGGGTCTAGCGGCCATCCGTCAGCTCCATGAGCACACGCCCCACCCGCTCCGCCAGCTCGGGCTCGTCCTCCAGCTCCCGGGCGATGCGGATGGCGAGGGCGCGAACGTCCAGGTGGGTGTGCACCTCCACCTGGGACCGGTTGTCCAGCTCGCCGAGGAGGCGGGCCTCAAGGGTGAGGAGTTCCCGGGCCTCCCTCAGAAGCGCTGCGGCCCCTGTGTAGCGGTGATTGGCGGCTGCCTCTTCCAGGAGCTGGCGGGCCTGTCGGTTCAGTTCCCGGACCTGGGAGAGGATGCTGGCCCCCTGCTCCACTGCCTCCGCCTTCACGGCGGCCTGAACCTGTTGGGGGAGGTGAGCCCGGGCATGACGGGTGACGGCCTGGGGCGAAACGGAATATCGGAACGCTATGCGCCGATATGAATCGCCACGGGCAATGGCCCGCTCTATCTCCTCCCGCCGGGGATGGACGCATACTGTGCACGGCCTGGGCATATTCCCCCTGGCCCAATGATACGAAACGGCTGGGGTTGTATCGTAACGGTAGAGCCGCTATAAGGTCGTATCACGCCACCCCTCCACCTCCCCCCAGTTCTATCGGCTCCACCACCACCCGCACCCGCCCCGGCGGCTCAGGTGGCCGGCGGAGGACGTGGAGTTCGGCCACCTGGTAGTCGTCCTCTATCACTCTGGCGGCCACCAGCGCGTCCTGGACCGCCTTCAAGAGGTTGTCCAGGTCCCGGCGGCGCTTATCCGGGGGATACGCAAACATGTACAGCGCCACCGGCCCCGTGTAGCGGCACCGCTGCCCCTGGAGGATGGCCCAGACTTCCCGGTGCCACGCGCGGGCGTGCGGGGCGATGTACCGCCTCTTCCCCCTGGCCGCCCAGTAGTGGTTCACGCTGGGGGGCCATGGAAGGACTACGTCTAGGGTCGCCATGGCTACTCGTCCCACAAATCCCTGCGGTTCCTCCGTAAATGCTCTAGCCAACGCCGCTCAGCGTCCCGCACCCGTCCGGCCCTGATGAGCCTGGCCATCCCCAGCGCTACCCGGTCGGAGGACACGGGGTAGCCATCTATGCCCCGCTCGGTGGCCACGCTGGACGGGTAGACCAGCCCGTCCAACCCCACCACGTATCGGCGGGCGTAGGAAAGGGATTGCTGGATGGCGGCCTTCCATCGGGACCGTGGAATCCCGGCGACCTCAAAAATGCTGCCGCGCTCAACTCTGCCCACACGCGCCTCCTCCCACATCCCCCCACCCCGCGGAGCCCCCCGGCCCTCCGAGGCCCCGTGGGTGGAGAGTACGCTAACCCCAGATATGGCGGGTTCGCCAGCTCCCAGGGTTTGGACCTGGTTACTAGCGTCCGGGCGGGTTAGGGGTGCCCGGCGACCCCGATTGGGCCGGTACCTCGGGCGTGGTGCCCGTGAGGGTCAACCTCTGCCATCCACATGCACCTCAACTTGGTACCCCTTTCGTTCCAGCCGGGAGGCGATCTCCTCCGCCACCACCTCGGCGTGGCAAGGTTCAGGAGCGCACCAGCAGAGGAGCGTGAGCGCCCCCTTCTTCTCCGCCTCCTTCTCCAGCGCAGCTAGGGCCTGAGCTACCTTCCCTTCGCTCTTGACCCTAGAGAACCACTCGCGGTATCGCCGCACCGCCCCTTCCCGGCCAAACGCCTCCACACGGTAGGGGTTCCCCAGGGGAGTCGGCCTACCCACGTACTTCCCCTCTCTGGTGTTTTTGCGGTTGGCCACCCGGATAGAGATCACCTCAGCGCCCCCCATATCAGGGCGATGACGCCCCACCAGAAGAGAAGAATCCACATGTACCCCACTACCGCCCCCTCGGGGGCCTGCCGGCCGCCCCTGAGCGCCCAGGCCACGGTGGCGGCGGTGGCCAGGAGGGCCAGGAGGCAGCTGATGACGCAGTACGCCACAGCTTACCCCAGCGCGTCCCCCAGCACCACGTGCCAGGGGAGGAGCTTCCTCAGCACCCGCTCAGGGATGACCACGTAGGGGTCACCTGAACCTAGAGTCCGGACAGTTTTCACCGGCACCTCGCCGGGGATGAGCCAGGAGCGCCGCCAATGGCGAACCAGCGCCGCGAGTTCCGGAGACTCCGGCCTCTGGGTGCCCACGTAGATGGCAGACACCGGCACCTCCTCAAACACCTCGTGACCCCACCACGCCGCCGAGATGCCGGCGTGCGGGTCCTCGTAGACGTAGAGAGTGCGGACCCCGACCGTGTACCACAGGGCGCGGGCGGTGACGATAGGAAAAAGCTCCGGGGTCGCATCCGAGTAGCGGTCGGAGACGTGCGTTTTGACCTCTACCAGGATGGTGCGCCGTCCGTTTGTGACGACCAGGTCCGGGAACGTCCTCACGTATAGCCCGGTATTATCGCCGGCCAATCTAAGGGCATCGCCGCCGTCCTGTTCGTGGTAGGTCATGGTGATGGATTGCCACCCCTTAGCCCTGGCAAAATCCATCACCCGCCTCGCCAGCACCTCGTGATAGCCGTTTAGATCGGTCAGTTTTGGCCTTTTTGTTCTAGTCTCTCCGTCCTGCTCAGAGTCAATCATTCTGCGCAGAGTTTCCAGGTCAATGGGCATACCGCACCTCCTAAAATGGGTACAGCTCCGATCCATCCCCGGCCCGGCCGGGCTCGTCTTCAAGGGGCTGGCCCAGGAGCCGCTCCACCTCGGCCCGAGGGATGAGCACGCGGCGGCCGATTCACGCGGCCCGCACTTCCCCCCTCCAGACAGCCCGTCTAACCGTGTTTACATGGAGCCCAAGAATCTCGGCGACCTCGTCAACGCTAAACACCACCTTGTTGGTCTTCAGCATTTTCCCACCTCCTCTTCTACCTCCTCACGGCCAACATGGGCCGCGTACCGCTCCATCAGCCACCCCCGCCCTGCGGCGTAGCGCTCCTCGTCCACCTCAAACCCGAGCGCCCTACGGCCCTCCAGGTATGCCGCCCAGAGGAACGCCCCGCTACCGGCCATGGGGTCCACCACCAGCCCCCCGGGCGTGGAGAGCGCCCGGATGAGGGGGCGCACCTCATCCACCCCCTGGGCCCAGGGGTGTGCGTGTTTGTCCGGGGCCGTGCCGTCTATGAGGTCGCTCACGATGTCGTTCGTGCCCCGGCCACCGCGCACAAACCACAGCGCCGGTTTCCACCGTACCCACACGTTTTTGCCGTAAATGGTCTGGGTGGCGCTGCTATGGAGCACCGCCAGCGTCCACCAGTACCGCAGGTGCTGGCCCATCACGTGCGCCGCCCGCGGCAGCAGGTGCTGCCCCACGTAGCAAATGAGGGACCCGCCCTCCTCCAGCACCCTCGCGGCGTGGCGGGCCAGCTCCTCGTAGAGCGGGAGCGCGTCCTCCGCATAAGGGGGGTCGGTGAGAATGAGCTGGACGCTGCCGTCCGGGAGCTGGGCCAGCCCGTCCCGGAAGTCCCCGCGCACGTAGACGATCTCCGGGGGGAGGAGGGGGTCCTGGCCCTCGAGGGCCGGGGCTTCCCCACGCGCCGCCACGCGCTGCGCCCGCTCCACCGCCAGCCGCGGGGGTACGCCCTCCTCCACGATGAGCCGCGCGGCCAAAAGCTGCAGCTCGGGGTCCTCCAGTCGGGTGAGCCGGAGAAGCCCCCGCTGGTCGTCCGCCAGCGGGGTGCCGCGGATGTAATCCCGGACCTCGGGGTACAGCTTCTCGGCGATGCGGAGCCGGTTCCGCACCGTCCTGTCCGTTACCCCCTCCCTCTCGGCGGCGTACCGGGTGTAGGGAGGTGGGACCTCCACGTCCAAAGTTGAGTGTGGTTCACTCACCGGTGCGGAAACCGTTTCCGCACTAGTGCTATCGTCCGACTCACCTTCCTTTAGCGGCGCAAACTCATGGTTGTCTGACGATTGCCTACGGACCTTGTACTTGGCCAGCGGGTACAGCATCTCGTATATCTCCCGCCGGCGGGCTTCCATCTCCGCGCGTTCCAGCTCGGTGAGTTCGTGGCGGACGATGTTCTCGTCCAGGGTGGCCAGCTCCGACCGCAGCGCGTCTAGCTCCACCACCACCACCGGCACCTCCTCCCAGCCCAGCTCACGGAGGGCCAGGTAGCGGTGGTAGCCGGCCAGGAGGTTCCCCTCAGGGTCTACCACCAGGGGCTGGAGGAGCCCCACCTCCCGGATGGACCGGACGAGGTCCGAAACGTCCCGCACCTGCCGATGCGCCGTGGCCCGGATGCGATCTATGGGCATGCGGGTCACGCGCCCCTCCTCACCCTGGCCAGGAGGGCGTTCCAGTCCACGCGGAGGGCGTAGCGCCCCTCCACCTCCCGGGCCGCCGCCCGCAGCTCCTCCTGCGGCACGTCCCGGAGTCTGGCCGCCAGCCGCCTGGCCTCCTGGGCCAGGTAGTCCCGCTCCTCCTGCCCCAACCGGCCGTGCATGGCGGCGCTGATGCGGGCCAGGGCGGCGAGGGTCCCCCGGACGCAGCAGTCGTCCGGGGGCTTCCGCCCGGCGGCCATGCCGTTCTCGGCCACGTGGATGAACACCTGGCCGCACCAGGGGCATGGGCCCAGATCAAAAATCAGTCCGTCCTCGGCCAAACCCAGCTCCTCATGCCACATGGTTTCTCTCCCGGTCCTCGTTTGTGCCCGCCAAGGCCTCCAGCAGCCTTATGAACGCCCCCCAATCCCCCTCCCTCACGGCCTCTCCCGCCGCCAGGTACGGGTCCGGCTCGGGTTTCGGTGGCGGGGGAACGTACTCCCGGACGGCCTTCTCCACCACGGAGAAGGGGTACCGCGCGTCCGGCCAAGCCTCCAGCCGGTCCAGCGCCGCGCGAACGGCCTCGGTGAAATAGCCGTTCAGCCGCCGGCGCTCGGGGGCCAACCGGTCCAGCCACGCCCACCACGCCCGCTCGTCCCTGGCGTGCCGGCGGAGGAGCCCGCTGAACCTCTCCCAAAGCCCGGCATCCCGCAGCTCCCGCACCAGCGCCCCACGCTCGGGGGAGTAGGGGAAGCCGGTGGGCCGCGGCCCGGGAACGCGGTCCTGGGCCGCCGGCCGGGAGCCGGAGTCTGGACCCGGTTCAGCCGCGGCGGCCGGGATAGTTTGACCGGAGCCGTAGTTCAGCCCACTAGGAGGGGTGTCCTGGGTTTTGGGGTTTTCTACCTGGACTCCCCCCCGCCGCCTCGCCTCCGGTTCACCAGGCTGGTCAACCGTGGTGGCGGCCACAGTGGATGCAAAGGAGGTTCTTATTGGGGGTTCTATTGGAGGTTCTATTGGGGGTTCAGATGGAGGTGGCGTGATGCCACTACCTAGTGGCATAGTGCCACTACCCTGGTGGCGTGATGCCACTACCCCTAGTGGCGTGATGCCACTACCTAGTGGCATAGTGCCACTAGGGGGAAGGACCTGGTAGTGATTGACCCCCCGGGACTCCCAGGTTACCAGCCCCCGAGTTCGCAGGCTCTTAAGCACCCGCACCACGCTCTTCCGGTCCACCTCCAGGTCCTCGGCGATGGAAGACAAAGACGGCCAGCACACGCCGTCCCCGTTCGCGCGGTCCACCAGGTAGACCAGGACCAGCCGCTCCACCGGAGTGAGACGCATCCTGAGCTTCCACACCCAGTTCATGTTCATTGGCCACCCCCTCCCCCCGCAATGGGAGGAACCGTGTTGACCTCGTTGTCCTGGGATGCTACTATGGTGACTGCCACCATACGACCTCCTTTTGCGCGAGGGCTCCCCGCGGAGAGCCCTTTGCCGTCATTGTACCGCTCCGCCGCCGCATTGCCAACCTCCTATCCACACCCCCAGCCGGCCCCAGTTGATGCTGAACCATTGTCGTTGGTCGCGGTCCTCCATGCCCAACCGTATGAACCCCTTGCCATGGAGCAAATGCAGGATGGCGAGGACCCTGCTCGGCCTGAGGCCTAGCGCCCTGGCCGCATCCCGCACGTGCACCCACGGTTGGTACAATCGCAGGTCGGTTAGGTAAATCAGCACGAGCTTCTTGAGAACGATGTACTCAAACGGCCGGTTCAGGGGGTTCAGCCCCAGCGACTTGCACACCTGGCGGTAGTACATGACCCTCTCCGCCGGGGTCAGCTGCGCCAGGTCGCCCTGGACGATGACCCGCTCCAAAACCTCGGCACCCGAACCTCTAGCCAACTCGCTACCCATATCACACCTCCTCCTCGGGGGGCCAGTCCCAACTGATGTCGCCCCCCACGCTACCCCACCAGTCGGGGGTGCCAAACCCTTCATCACCCCCGTCATGGGCCAAATCGCCGTGAGGACCCTCAGGGTCCCCCACCTCCACCGGCTCTACCTCCTCCGGCTCCACCCCCTCACCGTTACAGCGGGGGCAGGTAATCTCCCAGTCCCCCCGCATCTCGGGGTCCAACCGCCAGTAGTCCCCCCGCATGAGGGGGTGGACCACCACGCCAGACCCCTCGCACTCCCGGCAGAGCGCGTAGATGCGCCGCCCGGGGCAGTCCATGACGGGGGCGGTGCGGATGTCCTCCAGCACCTCCTGGAGGAGCGCGTCAGGAAGACCCCTGAAGACACGCCGGGCCAACTCGGCGGCGTGGTCGTAGTCCCCATGGACCTGAGCGGCCCTGATGGAGTCCATGGCCGGCCGCTCAGAAACATACACCCCCCGCCGCTCCATGCGGGGGGCGTACTCCAGGTCCGCCAGGACGGTCTCCAGGAGCGTGGGGTGGAGACCCTGGAAGGCCGCCAGCGTCAGCCGGCGGCCACGTTCAGGGTCCTGCTCCCACCACTCCCTGGCCCGGGTGAGGAGGGAGTAGCGGGAACGCCACGCCGCGAGGGCGCGGGCCATGTGGGCGCGGTGGGTCATGGCCGCCCCTCCTTGAGCCGCCGCTGGAGGGCGCGGGCCATCTCTCTGAGGGTTTCCCGCTCCTCCAGGAGGTAGCCGTAGCGGTTGCGAGCCTGGACCACGATGTTCCACATGGGCGGGTCGTGTTCGTACCGAATGATGTTCACCCTGAACGGCGACCCGCCCCAGTTTTCCTCTATCGCCCGGAGCTCCCGCTCCACCTCCTCCAGCCGAGCCTGAACCCGCTGGAGTTTTGCTGTGAGCGTGGTATACTTTCTCTCGCCGCTTTTCATCCACCACCTCCTCACTAGCGCCCCCCACCAGCGGGGGCGCTGGTGTCTACCAGGAGGTCCTGGAGCAGCTGCTCCAGGACCTCCATCCACGGCCGGCCGGTCAGCTTAGACATGGCCACGACCACGCGGGTAAACGTGCCGATTTTTGGTTCAGCCAACACGCCCTTCTCCAGAGCGGCGAGGTAGCTCTCACCCACCCCAGCCGCTCGGGCCAGAACGGCGCGGGAGATGCCCGCCGCCTCCCGCATCCTCCGTAGCTGTGCTCCTATCCCCATCACTCTCACCTCCATCCCTAGAGTATCACGGACACCGGCGTAGGTTAAGGGGGCTAGGTATAGAGGACTAGTTATGAAGGGGGGGGCTTGACAACATATGCCGGGGGTGATAGTATGAGGGTAGAGGTGATGAGGATGCGGCGGAACCAGAACCAGCAGGTGCAGCAAGTGCGGCAGCCCGAGTGGCCCAAGGTGCTCTACCTCACTCCTGACGCGTGGGGGAATGAGACGTTTGCTCTGACCCGCGAGGAGCTGCGGGAGACCGTGCGGTCCCTCCGGGGGCTCGGGGAGGACTGGCAGGGCGTCTCCGAGGATGACGCTACCCCGTACTCCCTGTCTGAGGTGTGCGGCGATTACGCCATCTACGAGCGCCGGGCCCGTGGTGGGGTGGACCGCATTCGGGTGCGGCGGCTGGCTACCGGGTACGACTGGGAGCAAATGTAAAGCGGGTGGCCCGGGTGCGGTTGGCGGGCACCCGGGCTTCCTATAGAGGAGGTGGTGAGATGGGGCACTGGCAGGTGAGGTGTGAGGTTGTTGGCCAAGTTTCTGGAGGCCGCGGCCGATAAGGCCTCGTGGGTCTCTGTAGAGCGGGAGGGGGATACTCTAGTTCTCACGGCTGCCGATGAGCGTGAACGTTTGGCCCGCCTGGTAGTTACCACGAAACACCCGTACACGGTGATCTACACGGACGAGTGGGGGCTCCTCAAGTAGAGGAGGTGGTGAGATGGGAGTGACGCTGGCAACCGTCATGGAGTGGCTCCGGGCTGCCATGGACGCGGCCCGCAACGACCCGGGGGATGAGGGCGGCACTATCACCGCCCTTTCCTACCGCCGGCTGGAGGTGACGTTCGCCGCCAGCCCCGGCAACCTCCGCGTGGAGGTCGTGACGTGGAACAGGGAGTTCGCCGGGGGCGGCCGCAGGGAGTACAGCCGCACAACGGTGGATGGAGTGGAGGTTCGCTGGAACGCCGACGACCTCGGAATCCCCACCGGGGCAGACTGGCTGCCCCAGGAGTTCATTGAATGGATGAAGGGGGGTGAGAACGGGTAAGCAGGGTTTTAGGGTACGCCGCCCCGGGGCTACCTGGCCCCGGGCTCCTTTTGTACCCTGACCTGGGGTTTCCCCGGGTCCTCGAGGTTCACCACCAGCGGCCCCACCACCTGCCCCTCGGGGGTGTGCACAACCCCCCTGGGGAACTCGTACCGCCGGGCGGGGCTCATGGCGCGGCTCAGGAACGCCTCGGGGTCCAGGTAGCCGGCGGCCAGGATGGCCGTTCGGGTCCGGGGCCACGCGTCAGGGGGGAGATCCTGCGGGCCACGGACCCTGATTTCAAAATGGAGGTGGGCCATAAATGGCCGGGCCGGATCGCCCTTCCCCACGGACCCCACCGGCTCCCCCGGCCACACTACGTCCCCCTCTCGCACGCACACCTGGTGGAGGTGGGCGTACTGGCTCCAGAGACCGGGGTACCCGAGTTTTTGGGCTAGCCAGGTGGGGTGTTCAATGAGCACGACCTGCCCCCAGACTCTATGGAACCGGGCGTGCACCACCTTTCCCAGGGTGATGGCCACGACTGGCCACCCCAGGTCCTGGTCCCCGCTGGTACCCCGAATGTTTAGATCTATTCCGGGGTGCTCATCCGGACTCAAACCCGCCTGCCGCCGCCAGGTGGGGTAGGCGGGGTCCAGAAACCTGGCATCCACGCGGGCCACATCGGCCCGCCCTAGTGGATGAACGATGCGCATAGTTCACCGCCTAAACAGCTCAAACCCGGCGGTCACCACGCCGCTGATGAGCATGATGAGGAGCGCCCACACCAAGGCCTGCCAGGTCTGCATCCGGCCCAGGATGGCCTCCAGCCGCCCCTCCAGTCGGGTCAGAGCCTGCTCCACCCGCCGCAGGTCGTCCCGCATCTCCTCTACCCCGTCCATGCGCCGCTGGAGTTCCTGGAGCAGGGCGGAGTGGCGTTCCTGCGTGCGCTCCAACGCTTCCACCCGCTGGTAGAGTCGGTTCTCCTCCATCTACCACCTCACGCCGGCCCCGATGGCCCACCGCCACGAGTTTAGGCCCCGCCCCAGTTCCACCGTGGCCCACCAGCTAGGGAGGTAGAGCCCGAGGACCGTGTACGCCGCTACCCGCACCTCGGGCCACGTGCGTATCTCTGTACCCAGAGCAATCTCCAGAGGGCCTTCAGACCAGACGACCTGTTCGGCATAGCAGACTCCCCATATCGGGGGGCCATAGACGACCCGGCACGCCGCCCGGCCCCCCGCCAAGGCGCTACCGGAGGCGAGAACGCTCAGCGTCAGGAGAAGCGCCACCAGCGCCGCTAGACGCACCGCTGCCCCCCTTCATGATGCCCCGAAGGGCATCCACGCCGCCGGAGGCCAGGAGTCCGGCTGTCAGGCCGAAGACGAACCAGTCCGTCCCCAGGTAGCCCAGACGGTGGCCCAGGTGGGCCAGGACGATGCCCAGCGCCACGCTCACCCCCACCACCGCCACCCCGTCCAAGCTCTTCCAGACGTGTTTCCGGACGAGGGCCACGAGCGCGGCCACCACCGCCGCCAATGAAACCTGGGAGGTGAACCACTCGGTCACGTTCGTGGGGATGCTCGCGTCCTGGGCCAGGGCCAGACCAAAAACCAAAACCAACGCCGCTACTAGGGTCCTGCGCATCTTCTACCTCCTTTTCCTCGGGTCACGTCTGTGGAACTTCCGGCCAGGGGATGTCACCGCTCAAAACCTGCTCGTCCGTGAGTTGGGCCGGGAGGTCCCTTAGGGCCTGGCGATAGGCCGCCCAGGCCTCCGGTACGGACTCACCCCGCTCATAGGCCCGGGCAACCACCCAGTCCGTCTCCGCCAGGCGGCGGTCCCGCTCGGCCCGGAACCTCGCCCAGGCCTCCTGGATTTGGTCCTGGCGGGTTTTTATCCTCAGTTTAGCCATCTAGCACCTCCTCGGTAAGTTCGGGCTCCTTGCCCTCGTACCAGTAAAGGAGAACTGCCTCTAGCGTTCCATCCTCCAAACACCGGGCAGACAAGAGGGGGGAAAACGGGAGCACTTCCGGTTCCACCTCCACTACTTCATCGCCAGGCTGGAGGACGGAGAGGTCGTACACCTCCTGCCCCACTTCCTCCTCGCCCCGGTAGAGGGTGGCCGTGAGTGAACGCTCCTGCCAGGTGTAGATGATGCGGTGCTTGGGTAGGGCTACCTGGGGGGTATACCTTACCCTAATCATTTCCACCTCCCGATGGCAACGTAGTTGAAACCGTGTGCGGTTCCGGTATACACAGCCCCGTTGGGAAGGTACTTCCTAAATCTCTGTTGGGTCGTTCCGTATCCCCATATGCTGTCTACGGAGATGAGTGCGGGGGGGTAGTCGGATGGGGTTACTACCACCGTTGGCGGCGATATAAACGCCGCCGGGTAGACGATGGTCTGGGGGTCGGGACCGGTGCCAACATTTGCCGCCCAGCAGATTTGGGTTCCGTCGGCAAACCGGATGAAGAAGCCATTGGAGTTAACATCAAACTTAGCCCCGACCGCCCTCCAGGGCGACCAGTCGCTTCCATTCCAAGCTTGGCGGAAGTAGATGAAGTCGTCTGATAAGTGCGGCACGTAGATTTGGACTATGACGGCGGGCGTGTGAGAACGGAAGACCAGGAGAATGCCGTAGTTGTAGGAGGTGGGGGGGTAGTTCACAGCGCCGCTACCGAATGCGTAGATGTGTATTTTGTAGGCACCTGTCGCCGTGAGGGTGTTCCAGTCTACGGCGCTGAATACGTATCCCCTGTTCAAGTAGGCATCGTCGGCGGCTAGGGCTGCAAGGGCGTCCAAGAACGGAACGCCGTTTGCCTGGCCGAGGGGGAGTTTGTAGGTAGCTTCACCCGGTTTGTCGGCCACCAGGTAGTCCCCCGCGGCGGGAGTCAACTGCGTCAGCTCCCTAATCCTCTTCGGCATGCTAAACCTCCTCTATAGCGTACAACACGTCCGCCCCGTCCCAGAGCGTGTCCGTCCCGTCCCAAAGTTCACCAGCCGAGTACACCACTGGCCCCAGGACCAAGGTGGTCCGTATCCGGCCCCAGCGGTGTCCCGCGTCGGATAGGGACACCCGCTTCAGCGCCAGGACCTGGCGCTCCAGGAGGGGCGTGGTGCCATCGTCTATCCCTATCCACGCCGCCGCGGCCAACGTGTCAGCCGCCGCTTTGGTGGCGGCGGGGAGGTCAGTGCGGTCCAGGGAGATGGACACCTCTACCGGCATCGGTAGACCCTCCCCCACTCCTATCCAGGACTGCGAGTCTGGGGCGCGAGAGGGAGCCATATCCACCTGGTAGCGGAGGATGTCCGCCACCTCGGTGAAGGTCAGCGTGGTCCTAGCTCCCGTGGCGTTTATCACGTACACCGGCATCTCTCACCTCGCCATTTCCTGGAAAACCATCGGCATCAGAACGGCCACTAGCGCCCCTATCACCACCACAGGGCTACCTGACTACCACCCGGGCCAGTCCAGAACGGGCCGGAGGGAATGAGAATCAGTTCGTACTCCAGCCGGGGGGCCAGCTTCCCTCCCCGGGGTCGTATCTCCCCCCCGGCGATGAGGGCGCGGGTGTAGGTGGTGCTCCCCACCGTGTATCGGAGTTCCGTGGCCGTGCGCACCGCCCGCACCAGGGCCATGTAGTGGGCCAGCACGGATGCGAGGTCCCCAACGTAAAGGCACGGGACGCGGATGGGGGAGGGTTCGTAGAGCCGGTCGCCGAGGACCACGGTGGAGTTCGGCCCGGCCAGCGTGGCGGCCAGGGAGAGGTCTAGGGTGGGCTCCCGCCGGGGGATGAGGGCCACGTTTCCGCTGGCGCTGACGAGAGTCATCATGCGGTCCTCCCGATAGACAACCGGAGCCGTTCCGCCCACTCACGGGACAGCCCCGTGATGGCGATGCGCTGGGACTGCTGGAGTTCACTACCCCGCCGGCCGACCCGGGCCGTGGTGAGGAGCCCCCGCTCGGCTGTGTACTCATACTCCCAGGTGTCTATCTCAAAGGTCCCCAGCCCGTCTACGTGTAGGTAGTTGGCGGGGGCCACGTAGCCCGTGATGCGAATGTCCTGGGGGGAGAGGTAAGGGGGTTGAAGGAGGGACTGAGCGAGGGACTGGAGTCGGGGGGTAGGGGCGAGGACCAAAAACTCCCAAACATATAGTTGGTACCCAGCACAGCTATCGGGCACATCTAGGGCTACCCATATGTCCGTTGGCGGCGGGTTCGGCACAATGTATGCGGTAATCTGTTGGTCGTTCAACGTGGCAATCTGGTCCCAAGTAGTAAACCAGCCAGGGACGAGCGTCCTAGCGGCGAGTATTGGCTGGTAGAATGGGACACTATTCTTTTGCCCCAGCCGAACATTGGTATAGATTACAGACCCCTGGCTCCACGTGGCTGGGGTGAACGCTATGCCGATCTTGTAAAACCCTAAGGTGCATGTGCTCCCAGGCGGCGCAGGGTCCTTATACAACTCGTAGCCGGTTGTGCTGTCCCAATCCTGGAGTAGCTGACCGGTAATCTCCGTTTCCAGGGTCCTGCCGGATGGCGTTACTCTGTACAGTTGGCTAGCGCTGTAGCTATATGTGCCCTGCACGGGGGCCATATAGTCCAATAGATTCGGCACCACCACCACCCGCTCCCCATAGCGGGCATCTCCCACGTAGCGGTAGGCGTAGCCGCTCTGGGGGTGGTAGAGGATGACGCTACCCCACACATCGTCCGCGTCTACTGGAAGGGGATCCACGTCTACTTGGCTGGTGCTGGCACGGGCGGAAGTGGGAATTCGGTTGAAGAACACCTGGCCATTGGCGTCCACTCCCCACGGCACGTCCCCGGCGGCTCGGGCCAGGTCAGATAGTAGGGTGTGCATGTCCACCCATTGGGCGGTGAGCCGGGTGAGGGTGTAGCCGGTGGGGCGAACGCTCATAGTAGGGTTCAGGGGTTTGTTCTGGACCGTGTTCCATGCGTTGACAGCCAGGGTGGCGATGTTCAGAGGGGCGTTGGGGTTGCTATAAATGTAGTTTGCATAGGCGTACTTCAACATGTGTCGCCCCCCAAGGGCCACGTAGCGCCAAGAGCGGCCGCTACCGGGGGCCCCGGCGCGGACCACGGTGCCGAACCAGACCGGCGAGCTGCCTACCATGAGCTGGACGTTGGCCCGAGGCGGGATGTCCACCAGTTTGGGGACGGCCTCGAACTCCATCTGCACGCAGTCCCCATCGCCGTCCAGACTCCACCGGAACCCCCCCACGATGCCGCCGGGGGAGGTGTCGGTGTACTGGGCCGTGGGGGAGGAAGACCACGGCCCGGTACCAGGGGCGAACACCTTTAGCGTCCAGCTCACACCGCCACCTCCCGGAGGACCCAGTCAGTACCCACAACCTGGATGCGGATGCCACGCTCCACCAGGTCCTCCACGTAGAGCCCAAACCTATCCACGTGGCGGCCCATCTCGGATACCCACGCCGGAGCGCCCATGGAGACGGTGGGGAGCTGGTACTGGATGGCCCGCACGCCGGGGCCGGTGAGGGTGTCGGAGGGGAACGCCGACTCCATGGCGTTGCGGAAGGGGGTCAGTACCCCCTCCAGGGCGCTCACGAGCCCCGGGATGGCAGCCGCTATCTGGCGGATGACCCCCTGGGCCAAGGAGTAGTCCCCGGAGGCGAGGGCGGCCACTAGTTGGTCTAGGAGTTTGCCGAGGGCTCCCTTTATCACGGCACCCTGGATGACGGCCTCTATGACGGCGGCCTCAATGGCCTCCCTGATGCCCTGGCGCAGTTGCTCAACCCAGTCCGCCGCTCCCCGAAGGAACGCCTGAGCGGCCCGTTTGATGCCGTTCAGCACCCCACCCTCCAGGGCGCTGGCGACGGACTGAGCTAGCGCCAAAAACGTTTCGTTGATGCGGTATTTGGTTACCCGGATGAGCCCGAACAGGTAGCGCTCCTGGTACTTCTCTATGGCTCCGGAGAAGGCCTCCTGGGAGATGAGCCTAAACCGGGACGCAACGTTCCGCAACCTCTCCTGGACTTTCCCCCACCCCGAGTCAAACACGCTGGCTATGCCGTCCCAAATCCGCCCCAGGAGCCCCCCTATGGCGCTCACCAGCCCACCAATGAGGCGGCCGCCGGGGATGAGCCCGATGAGGTCGCCCAGCCCACGGGCGAACTGGGCCAGCCCCTTCCCGAACGTGTCGGCGGAAAATGCGTCAAACATGCTGGTGATGGCGAACGTGGCGGTCTGAATGGCGTTCGTGAGGTCGGATAGCCAGCGGTCCAGGCGGGTCTGCTCTATGGCCCGGATGCGCTCCTGGGTCCTGGCCAGCTCGTCATTCAGGGCAGAGAGGGCCTGGCGGGCGCTGTCCATGTTGGCCCCCGCCTCCTCCATCGCTGATACCCACTCCTCCCACACCGGGAGGATGGCCTGAAGGTCGTCCAGGAGTTTGGCCAGTTGCCGATCGAACTCCTCCTGGGAGATGTTGCCCTTTTCGTATGCCTCCAGGAGTTTCTCTAGCTCCTCCCGGTAGGCCTTGACCCCGGCCTCCACATCGTAGTAGTCCTCGGCGGGGGTGAAGATTTCCTCTTGGGCGGCCTGGGCGGCGGGAAAGAGTTTCAGGTACTCCAGCCGCAACTCGGCGATGGCGGCGGCCAGGGCACGGTACGCGTCCGTGCCCTCCGGCACCTGGCGCTGAATGTCCAGGAGGAAGGCGATGTTGGTCTCTATGGCCTCCCGGAGATCATCCGCCCCTAGCTGCCCAGTGAGGGACCGCACGGCTTCTACCGTCCCCCGGACCAAATCGGGAATCCCCTGAAGGAAGGTCTGCAACCCGGAGGGCACGGTGTCCACCCCCGCCATGGGGTCAAACAGCCATTGGAACTTCTCCCGCTCAATGCTGTTGATACGTATCCCAAGGACGGCCAGCTCGTTGTTGAGGGCGGCGATGGCCTCACGGGCGGCGGCCATGTTCTTGCCGGCCCGCTCCTGCTCCTCTACCCACCTTTCCCACACCGGGAGGATGCCCTGGAGGTCGTCCAGGAGTTCGGTCAACTTTGTGTTGAACTCGCTGTGGGTTATAGCGCCGTTTTGGTATTCCTGGACCAGCCTGGCAATTTCCTCTGCGTAGCTCTTGACCCCGGCTCCTACTTCATACCAATCCTCAGCGGGGGTGAAAACCTCCTCGTTGGTCACCCGAACGGCCGGGTACAGCTCCAGGTAGGTCTGACGCAGTTTGGCGATGGCGGCATCCAGGGCGAGGTAGGCTTCCGTCCCGGCCGGCACTTGCCGCTGGAGGTCTATCAGGAATGCGATGTTGGTCTCCAGAACCTTCTGGAGTTCGTCCGCCCCCAGAACGCCGATAAGGGACCGCACGGCTTCCACCGCGTCCCGGGCCACATCGGGGATGCCCTGGAGGAACGTTTGGAGTCCGGATGCGGCGGTTTCCCAGTCTGGTAGGTCCCGCCCCTCCTGGGCGATGGTCCTGAGGGCGGACTGAACCGCTACCTGCACCTCCTGGTATCCGGCGGCCAGGGCGGGGAACTGCCGCTCCAGAGCGACCGCACGCTCGTAGATTTCCCGGAGCCCTTGGGCAAACTCGTCCTCCGAAATGCGGCCGAGGGTGAAGAGGCGCTGAAGTTCGGATAGGCGCTCCCGGAGTTTGTCGGGGGGCGGGAAGCTCGCCTCAAACGCCCTGGCCCAGGACTCAGCTTTCGCCGCCGCGATGTCCTGGGCCAGTTTGAGCAGAGCATCAGAGATACGTTTCCCCTCCTCCTCCGCCGCCACCCTGAGATCCCCCAGCCCTTTTCTAGCGTCCAGCGCCACGTCCCGGAGGGCGCTGGCCAGCTGGGGGAACCGCCTCTCCAACTCCAGCGCCCGTTCGTAAATGAGCCGGAGTCCCTGGGCGTACTGCTCGGCGGAAATGCGTCCCAGCTCGTAGAGCTGTTTGAGGGCGGTGAGGGAGTCCCTGAGTTGTTCGGCGGCGTTCCGAGTTTTGGCCAGTTTCTCGGCGGCGGTCCCGGCCCCGGCGTCCAGCCCGGGGAGAGGGGGAAGTCCGGGGGCGGGGGCGCCGCCCTGCCTCTGTGCGGCGGTGAAGAAGGCCTGCCACCGGCCCACCAGGTCCTCTATGGCCTTCCCGGTCTTCTCCACCTCCGGCCGCACCTCGCCCCGGAGGGAGCTGCCCATGAGAGCCAGCCCCTTCCTGATGGACTCATTGGCCGCGTTGAACCGGGCGGCCCAGCCCTCGAGGTTCCAGGAGTTCTGAATCTCCTGCCACGCGCCGGCAAAATCGCCCTGCACGACCCGCAGGAACGCTCGGGCGATGGCGGCCAACCCGTTTCCGAGGTTGGAGAGGAGCCCGGCTATGGCCTGGACCACGCCGAGAGCCACCTCGGCGAGCCCCCAGAGCGCCTGGCCCAGGATGTAGAGCTTCTTCCTGGCCTCCTCGGTGCTCCCGGACAAGTCTATCCAGGCCTTGACGAGCAAGGCCACGCCCCCCACCACCAGCCCGATGGGAGAGGTGACGAGCCAGAGAAGGGTTCTGCCTAGTCCCAGGAGCACTGTGGCGGCGTTCCGAATGACGGGGAGGAGCATCCCCACAGCCGTGGCCAGCCCGGTGGCAGCTGTGGTGGCCATGGTCCAGGTGGTGATGGACTGGCGGACGGCGGGGTCCAGGTTTCGGAACATGCCGAGCAGGTCAGCTCCTACCTGGTAGAGGGCGGCCAGGACGGGGCGGACCTGCTGGCCAATGGTAACCCGTAGCTGATACAGCTCCAGATTGAACCGGTTCGTGGCCCCGGTTAGCCCGGTAAGCAAGTCGGGGAGGGAGGCCACCTCCTGGGCGGTGGCCTTCAGAACGATGTTCAAGGCGGCCTGGTTTTGGGCTTGCCGAATGGCCTCCTCCGAGGCCCCCTTCATGCTGGAGGCCACCTTGTTGATGACCGGCCCGATGTTCTCGGCGATGCCGATGTAGTTGAGGTAGATGGACTGGCCCGTGCTGAGGGCCATCGCCACGTTTTCAATACCCTGGGCGGCCGTTTTCCCGGCGGCCAGCGCCGATGCCGCGCCGGCCTGGAAAGCGGCGATAATCTGCTCGGTAGTGAACCCCGCCCGGAGGAGCTGGGCGGCGGCGGAGGCCGCTTGCTCGGGAAGGACCCCAAGGGGCTCCAGGACCTGGTTCAGGGCCCGGGATAACTGGTCGTAGTCCACCCCCACCGCCCGGGCGGTGTTGGCCAGGACTCGCATGGAGGACTCGGCCTCCTGGGCGGCCCTAGCGGCAGACGAGAGGGCGTAGGCCAGCCCGCCCGTGCCCAGGACAGCCCCGAGGGAGGAACCCAGCCCCTCCAGCCCACGCTGGACCTCCGCCAAGGACCGCCGCACATCGCCGGCGGCCCGCTGCACCTGGGCCAGGGCGGCGCTGGCCTGGTCCCTGACTCTCAGGATGACCTCTACGATGTTATCCATTCCGGTTTCTCCTGGCCCTCTCCAGCGCCCTGACCTCCTCCTCTAGCGCCTTTTGCAGGACGAACATGTTGAAGTCGTAGCGGCCCAGGGTCCATTCCTGGACGATGGTCCAGGGGTCAGTTTTGTAGTGTTTCGCCAGGCTGTGGAGCGCCGGGGCCATCGCCGCCCACATCGCCGCCCTCTTTGCCCTCTCCTCCCGGGGCACGAAACAGCTCCCCTAGCCCGGAGAGTTCCAGAATCTCCCGGAACAAGGTCTGGGTGTTTTCCATGTTGCTAAGCCCCGGCTCGTCCAGCTCCTCCGGAGTGAGGGTGTCGGGGTCGGGCGAGGGGTCCATGGTGAGCCGGTAGCGGCGGCCGGAGGAGTCTATGACGGCCACCACGCCGGCGGTGATGATGCCGTGCATGAAACGCACGGCCGTCAGGATGTCCTGCTGGCCCTCCCCTGTAGCGAACGCCGAGGGCATGTCGGTTAGACCGGCTTTCACCAGGGCCGCCGGGGTAATCGGGCGCAGGACCACCTGGAGGGGTTCCCCGGCCACAGTAATCTGGACGGTTTTCCGCCGCATCGCTACACCTAGTAGCTGGCCTGGCTGTTCTTCAGGACCACCTGGAGCGAGCTGGCCCTTCCGCGGAGGGAGAGCCGCACCCGGGCGGACCGGAGGTCGTTGTTCTGGAGCTGGTGGGGGTCCTCGGTAAACCACCCGGTGAACGTGACGGTCAGGGAGGTGTTGGCATCCCTCGTCCACCCCACGGAGACGGGGACGGAGGTGCCGGCGGTGTAGCGGTTAAGCCAGTTGGCCCCGGCGGTAGGGTCAAACACCACCGTGGCCTCTAGGGTGATGTCCCCCTCGCCGGTGGGTAGGATGTCGTAAGGTGTAGCGGTTCCGAAAGTCTGTATGACCTCCTTCGGGTAGCTCAGCCGGAGGCGCAGGTCCTCACCCAGGGCGTGCAAGTTGTTGCCGTCCACGCTCAGGGAGACCTGCGCGGGGGTGAACACCACGGTTTCCACGGCGGCCACGCTCACCGTGCCGTGGGTGACCTTATCACGGGCCATGTACCTGGCGGTGGCCTCCAGGAGCCCGTTGGCGGCGTGGCTAAACTCCAGTTCCCCCACCACGGCCCCAGGAGTCCGGAAAATCCCCACACCGGACTGGGCCTCCACCGTGTAGGTGGGAGTGGTGGTTTTGGGAGTGAAGGTGTGGGTGAAGTTGGGGGAGGTCCCGGCCGTGGTAGGTTCCCCAAGAAGGGCGGTGAGCAGGGCTCCGATGGCATTCGGCGTGACCACCACCCCGAGGTCCCCCTCCACGTGGCGGGCGGTGGGAATGAGGTCCGCCACCCCGTAGGTGGAGATGTCCGGCACCTCGGCCATCTCCTGGCGGAGGGCCGGGGAGACGGGGCGGGTGGCCCGGAAGAAGAAAGACGGGCCGACCGCCGTACCCCTGGTCGTCTCCTTGCCAACTCCGACGTAGCCAAAGTTCAGCGGCATTTTCTACCTCCTACTTCTTCTTCTTTGCGGTGGTATCCCCAGCGGCTTCGCTGGGGGCAGGAACGTTGGACGAGGTGGGGACGGCGAACCCACGCTCCACCAGGAGCTGGGCCAGCTCCTCGGGAAGGTCCTGAACGCCCTCCTCCACCCGGCCGTAGCCGGTAACGTCTACCGAAACCAGTACCTGTACCTGTTTCACAGCCTCCTCCTCATGGGCAGGTAAACCTCGGCCACCCAGAACATCTGCGTAGCGGAGGAGCCCTCTACCCTCGGGGCCTGCCAGTTGGCGGGGGGAAGAAACTCCACCTCGGCCGCCATCAGGTCGCCGTACAGCTCGTACACGGCCCTAACCACGGCATCCCGAGCGTCCACCAGGGACTCATACGCCCCAGGGGCCACGCGGACGCTCATGATCACCCGCACCTGCTCTTCCATGGCGGGGGCGATGTACTGGGCGTGGGTGGCCGTGGCGGGACCGTAGCTCAGCGTTATTTGGCGGTCTGCCGGGTCGGGGAGGGGGACGGGGCTCACCCGCCACCCCGGAAGGGCAACCTGGATGGCGTTGGCCAGGGTCTGGAGTAGTTGGGACGCGGTCATCTCAGCTGCCCCCGGATGTAGCGCATGGCCTCCCGGACGTACTGCGGCCAGTTTCTGGCGGCATCCCTGGCGGCGGGCATGAGGTAGGGGCGGGCGGGAATCTCCACCCTCCTGGCCCGTACCCAGGGGCCAGTGGGTTCCGTGGTGTCGGAGAACTGCCAGAGGCGGAACACCAGGTATGGACCCCGTTTCGGCGTGATGACGGCCCCGTACTCGTGCACCCGGGAGTAGATGAGGTTGGAGTAGACACGCTGTTCGCCGTAGGAGCCAGGGGTGTACTGTTTGTACGGCCCCTTCCGGATGGAATCCCTGAGCCGGCCGGTGCGGGGGATGAGGCCGGGGCGGCCCAGGCTCACGTTCTCCTTCGCCCGGGCTACCGCGTCATCCACCATGCGCCGGAACGCCGCATTGACCACGGCCGCCAGGTTCTCAGGGATGCGGGTGAAAACCTCCCAGTTCTCGGCCATTTACGACTCCTTCGCCACCTCGGCCACCACGTAGCTCCCGGCCATCCAGGTCCTTGTGACGGCGTAGCGGCTCCCGTCCGAGGCGGTAAGGATGTCCCCCGGCCGCACGTCCCCGGTAGTGACGAGCCGCATGTTCGGGACGTACTGGCCCAGGACGGCCTCCAGACCTGGCCGGGGCTCGGAGAGGATGCCGGAGACGGGTCCCCGAGGGCCGGTGAAGAGCACCAGGTTTAGAACGCTGGCCACAGGGTCCTCCCGGTGGTGGGGTTGCGGCCGGTGAGCCGATGGATGGTGTCGTCTATCCACGCCCCGGCGGTCAGGATGGCGGCCGCTATCTCTTCCGGGGTCCTCCCCTCCTGAAACACGCCGGCGATGGAAAGCCTGGTAGCCCACGCTGGGTTAGAGCGGATGACGGCGGCGGCGGCGGCGTGGGGACGGTAGTAGAGGGTGCCCCCCACGTCCAGGGCCGTGGCCCGGAGCCAGGCCTCCCACTCCTCGTCATGCATGGAGTGAAGGGGCCACGCCCCGCCCTCCGTGGGAACGTCCCCCGCCAGCCGGCGGGCCCAGGCGAGGGCCCAGGTGGGAGAAGTGGGGTCTATCGGGACCAGGCTGGCGGGGTCGTAGGTCCTCACGGCTACCCCCTAGGACGGCGGCCCTCCCGCTGAGGCTGGGGCTGGGGCTCGGCCTCTCTGGTCCCCTCGTCCTCCCGGACCTCCTCCAGGCCGAGCTGGCGCATGAGGTCCGGAGGGTAGTCGTCCGGGACCTCGGAGACCACCCCGTACCTGTTGCGCACGCGTTTAGGCATACAACCCCCTATCAGGCCCTCACCTGGACCAGGAACTCGGGGCGCAAGACGGCCACGCCGTAGAGCAGGTCTATGTTCAGTTTGTGGGCCGGCGCGGGGTGGGTCTCGTAGGTGAGGGTCATGCGGAAGGCCAGCCCGGACTCGTCATCCGTGACCACGGCGTAGCGGACGTTGGCATCGGGGGCAGGGAGGGGGCGAGTGACCAGGACCAAGGCATCCCGGGCCAGAGCGAGGTTGTAGGTGGTCCCGCCCACCACCGGCACCAGCTGGGACTCGTAGACCTCCAGGCCATAGATGGTGGGCACCTGGCCCTGGCGGATAGCGTCCGGCCCGCCGTAGTTGAGGGCGTAGGCCACGTTAGGAGCGGTCAAAAGGGCAGCGTAGTCTTTTGGAGACAAGACCAAAAACTTGCGCTCAGACGCGGGGACCTTGCTCTCCACCAACTTTTGCCGCGCCGCCACTACGGTGGCCGGGGTCACGTCCGTCCCGGCGGTCCCCACGCTGGAGCCGGCGGCCGTGTAGAGGGCGAAAAGGTCCCGCTCAATCGCCTCGGCCAGGGCGATGGCCGCCGCCCGAGTCAGGTGGGCCAGGATGTCGGGGCGGGACTGGGCGAGGGCCAAGTCCGTGACCCGAATGGGTACCCCCTTCCAGCGGTCAAGCCTGACCGGCACGGTCTGGAGGTTGATGGCGTTGTCGCCGGAGGTGTAGGGGATGTCCTGGGCGGTCAGGTTGACAGGAACGGGGACGTTGACCTGGTTGCCCTCGCTGGCCACCTGAGCCGAGTAGTCCTTGTTCACCAACTTCGCCAGGACGATGGCGCTCCGCAGGTGGGCCAGAATCTCCTGGGCCCACACCTGGGGAATCCACGCGCTGGCACCGGTACCGTCGATGACGTTAATGGGCATGGTTTACCTCCTTACTCCGGGGAGATCTCACCGCGGGCCATGGCCTGGAGGATTTCCGCCCGCCTGCGGGCGTACTCCTCCGGGCTCATGCGGGCTATCTCCGATGCGGTGAGTCGCCTGGCACCGCTCCCCGGATTGGCGGGGCCAGGGGCAAGGGGAGCCGAGCGAAGGAACGGGTAGCGCTCTAGAAGGGCCATGGGGTCCTCCAGTCCCTCCCGCTCCATGAGGACCAGAGCGGCGTTCACCCGGGCCTCGTCAGAACCGATGACGGCGTAGAGCCTAGCCCTGGTTTCGGCAAGTTTGGCCTGGCGCTGAGCCTCCTGCCAGCGTTGCTCCAGCTCGGCCAACCTCTCCTCCAAGGTCTTGGCAGTCACTCGCCGGGAGGCCGCCTCCCGGCGAGTCCGCTCCAGCTCCCGCTGGAGTCGCTCCTTCTCCTTCTCCAGCTCCCGCAGACGAGCCTCCAGGTCAGTCCCACCCTCCTGGGGTGTTCCCTGCTGGGGCTCAGCCGGGGCCCCCTCCTGGGGGGC